GATTTAAGGAAGAAAAGCCTTTATTTATAATGTTCTTTATTTATAAGCCAGCGTATATTTTTCCTCAATCCGTTCCGCAAGATTCGTCATATCCTCATTGATTTTGGTACGGGTAATATCCGCATAAATTTGAGTAGTGGAAATACTTCGGTGTCCCAATGTCTGACTAATCGTTTCTATTGGAACACCCATTGAAATACAGAGGGTTGCATAGCTATGTCTTGCCATGTGATAGGTCAGCTGTTTTTCGATGTTGGCTGCTTTGGCTATCTTTTTCAACTGAATATCAGCATTTTCTATTGTGCATAACCTAAAGACCTTTCCATCAAGCCCGGCAAAAGCCGTATTCCGGTATTTCTCAATAAGCCGTAACGGAATATCAAGTAGGGGAATGTAGGAAGTAGTTCCGGTCTTTTGACGATTTAAGACAATCCATTGTTTGCCATCATCTTGCCGTACAATATTATCATGCCGTAAGTTCTTTAAATCCACGTAAGCAAGCCCCGTGAATGTCGAAAACAGAAACATATCACAGACAAAATTGGCACTCTCATGTTTCATGTCTATTTGTATCAACCGTTCTATCTCATCCATTGATAGCCATTTCCGGGTAATGGTTATCCGCTGCGGACGATAACCAAAGAACGGGTCTTGATACATCAAACCTTTGTTCAAGGCTCTCATTACAACCCTGCGCAATGGTTTTATTGTATTGTTGGTTGTGCTTGCGCTTAATTGCAAATTGACTTTTAGATAGTAAACATACGATTCTATAAAATCAAAATCGATTCGGGTAAACGGAATATCCGTTACCCCGTATTTGTACCCTAAAAACTCTTTTAAAAGTTGATAAGCACGATAAAGATGTGTATAGGTGCTTTTTACTATCAAAATGCCGACAGATTGCCGTTTCTCTTCAACTAAGGCTGCAAATTCCTGTATTAAGCTGTTTTGTTTAATGCCAATTCCTTTGATAGCGTTTTTCAGGATTTCAGCGGTAATGTAGCTTTTGTTTTCCAGTAAGGTTTTATAGTGGCGGACAAGTTCAGCCCGATAGTTTTCTATCTGTTTGTTGATATTTATTTCTTCCTTTGACTTGCCTATGGCTATTCCCTGTTTTGCATCCCATTTTTCAGGGGATAACTCTAAACCAGTACTGAAAGTCGAGCTTTTACCGTCCACGCTGATACGCCCCATGACAGGACAATTACCTGATTTTTTCTTTTTGCTGGTATTCAGATAAAAGAGTATAGCGAAAGTGCTTCTATTGCTTTGCATAATATCTGTATTTTGGATTGTTAAAAGTTGAATTTAGTGGCAAGACGTGCAGATAGCTGCTGCATATCATTGCCTATCTTTTCATTGTTAAGACGTGCGTAGCGTTGGGTTGTTTCAATATGCTTGTGTCCTAACATCCGGCTCACACTCTCAATCGGAACACCTTGTGAAAGGCAGATTTGAGAAGCGAACGTATATCTCGCCATGTGGTAGGATAATTTCCGGTTGATACCACAGTTTCTTGCAATTCGTTTTAAGCCGACATTTACCTGTCCTAAACTCATGTGGGGAAATACTTTTCCATCGGGAGCAAGCCCCTTGTAATATTCCATGATTCGGATAGGGATATTTAATAGCTTTACATTAAACTCCGTATGGGATTTCTGCCTATTAGCTGAAATCCACAAACTACCGTCATCTTCGGTAATAATATCTTTCCAAGAAAGTTTATGCACGTCCGCATAAGCCAAGCCGGTAAAGGTCGAGAACAGGAACATATCACGGATAAACCGTTGTGTACCTGATTTAAGGGGAGTTTTCATTAACAAGTCCAGTTCGTCATTGGTGAGCGACTTGTTTTTAAGCTCGGTCTTTTCCAATTCAAAACCGTCAAAAGGCGGACGGGTGATAATTCTTCGATGCAATGCCAAACGTATCACTTTGTTTAGCAAGACAATTCTTGCCTTAACTGTTCTCGGCTTCATCTTGCGTTTTACACGAAAAAAGAAATTCAATGCTTCGATGAAAGGCAAATCTAACTCAGTGAGGGGAATATCCTCTACATGGTATTCTTCCCGAAGGAATTGTTTAAGCTGTTTATAAAGGACTTCGTATTGCTTGTAGGTAGATTGTGCCCTGTCGATGCCTATTCTTCCTTTGAAGTCTTCCATCATTTCACCGAACAGGACAAGCAGTGTTTTTTGTGCTGTGGCAATTCCCTGAAAGGCGTTCTTTACTTCGATAGCGGTTACTTTTCCGGTTCGCTTTAAAATGTCCTTGTAGTGCGTGTGTATGGAGAGATTAATTTTATTAATCTCTCTGTTGAGTTCAACGGCAGCACGGCTTTTGCCGATTGCCCGACCTGACTTTACACTCCAAAGCCGTTCTTCGATTTTTAGCTTTGAGCCGAATTGTGCGATGCTGTTGCCGATGATGATTTTTCCGACAATCGAAAAAACGGCATCGGGATTTGTTTCTGTCCTCTCCGTGTTTCCCTCTCGTTTGAGATAAAAGGACACCTTTAGTTCGTTGTTCATAACGCTCACATTTTTAGTTTGTAAAATTACTTTCTTTGTGAGTTGTCCGAACAATGTAAACCACAGACAAACAGTGCTATAACCAGACGTTCAACGTCATCAGTTTGCCGTATTTTTCGCCTCTCGGAACGGGTAACGGTTTAGAAACGGAAAGTTTGCTTTAATCCGCTTTTTTCTGCTATTTCGCTACTCGGCATCCAAAGACACTAAAAGACATACATTTCTATCAGTCAATCAATTACCCTAATTTTCTCTCTTTCTCCTTTTATACTCCTTGTTTTTCGGGGCCCGCACTTCGTTTTTTGTGCCTCAAAACCTTGCCACCTTTGAAGGTGGTTGGTTTTACTCCGAAGTCGTAAAACCAGTAAATAATTATCAGTATGGAACAGAAAAGGAAGCCATTTAACGAAGGTGGGCGCAAGCCTAAACTTGACCCACGAACGCACCGTTATTCCCTGAATTTGGATGATGTGGAGAACGCCAAGTTCTTAGCTTTTTACGACCAGTCAGGCTACAAGGTAAAGGCACATTTCATCAAGAACTGTATCTTTGGAAAGTCGTTTAAGGTACTTAGGATTGATAAAAGCAAGGTTGATTATTACATCCAGCTCTCCCAACTGTTTTCACAATTCAGGAGCATAGGCATACTGTATAACCAAACGGTGAAAGAACTCCATTCCAACTTTGCAGAAAAGAAAGCACTTGCCCTGCTTTATAAACTGGAACAATATACTCTGGAACTGGTAAAGACGAACCGGCAGATTATTGCGCTTACCAAACAGTTTGAAGCATCTTATAAGGAAGAGGGAATAATATCGGTAGAGAAGTGAATAAGGACTTGCCAAAAGAAAAATATCCCGAAGCTGCCACGTGTACAGCTTCGGGATATTTTTCAGTGTTACTTATTTGCTCCGTGCTCTTTCTCAAACTTACGGAGCGTACCCACATCGAACCGTTCCTTTATGAACTCACGCACATCCGAAGCCCGGTAATAGGCTTTTCCACTAATCATCATAAAGGGTAGCAGTTTCTTGCTTCTCAATCTTTGTAATGTCCGGGTACTGACTTTGAACAACAGGCATAAATCCTGATTATCCAAAAGTTTATCACCCGGCATTACTTCGGGGTTGGTCTGCAAACTCTTTACATCTTTGCCTACTTCATCCAGTTTATCAAGTAGCTTTTGCATCCAGTCTTTGAACTCGTAATTATCTACATACATATTGCTTCATTTTTCAGGTTATACATTAAGATTTTCAATCGATTGATGAAGCAAAGTTCAGAAAAGGAAAGCAAACAAATTACGGGGTAGCATACGCTACCCCGTATAAATTGATACTAAGTTATTGATTATCTATACCCTTTATTTTCGTGTTCCTTTCGGATAGGGTTTGTCAGTTCATTAAGAAATTCTGTTAGTTTGGCTGGTTTGCGCTTGATGACATCCATGTACTTTTGGTGATAATCACCTAATTTGATGTTAAAAATCCATTCAAAGGCTTTGCCTAAATCCGTCAGGTGAACAGTTTTTCCATTCTGATAAATTATGCGTTTAGAAAGAAATAAACCGCTGACAATTTCCATGATATTGATAAGGCTTGTCTTGTCTGCTAAATGGAGAGGGGAAAGGAATATCTTATTTGCGTGTTGCTGAAACTGTTCAGGGTATTTGATACGCAAATTCACTATGCGTACTTCTGTTTTGATTAGTTCTATTGCTTCATCAATCAAATGCAAATAGGGTATTTTTTTCTTGCTCAAACCGTACACGATACGATTTAAGACGATGCAAGCCAAAGGAGAAATAACGTAATAAAACGCTGTAATCCTGTTCGTTGATACTAAAATCGGCTAAATGGGTAGCCAGTTCTTCAATAGCTTCTACAAACTCAGATGCAGAAACTTTACGCTGTGAGTATTCCGATAATAATCGGAAGAATCTCTGTTCCAACAAATTATTCATTATGGGAATTATAGAAAGAAGTCCTACCAACGTGGTAGAACTTCCTTTTTTAATAAGTTATTTATTCA